CCCTCACCCAAGCGCTCAAGGAGAGGGATGCGTACGCTAAAGCGAAAGCTGAAAACGATGAGCGGTTTATGCTCGAACGCGACCAAGCGCTCGCGCAGGTGGAGGAGTTTAAGCGTGAACACGCGGCGTTTTGCGAAAGCGCGCAAGAGAAAACGGATAAAGACTTCGCAGTTGTCCGCGAGGCCGCAGAGCGCGCGAGAGACGAACGCGACCAACTGAAGCGCGAGAGGGATGCCGCTAGAGCAGAAGTTCAGTTGTGCTCATCTTTCGCAACGGTTGATGCGCTATCGAGAGAACTAACCGAATTCCGCGCCAAGCTTGAGCGGGCCGAGGCTGAGTTAGTTCTTGAGAAAGATGCGAAATACAACATTGGCATTTTGTTGGATCAAGCGAAAACTTCTCACTACAACGCATTCGAGAAGTGGCAGAACAGTATGGCAAGAGAAATTGAATTAGAGAAACAACTCACCGCCGAGCGCGAACGGGCGGAGAGGGCGGAGAAGCAGATGCGCGAAAATATGCAGCTAGCCGTTGATGAGCGCAAGAAATCCCAGGTGCTGGTGGAGGCGGCTAAAAAGATTCGTTTGGAGTATGATTACGGAGGCAGCCTAAATGCTGATCGAGAAGCGCTGCCATATATTCACGGACTAAAAGATCTTCACGAAGCCCTCAAAGCCCACGCGGGAGAGGGGGAGGGATGAGAACGTTGAAAGGTTTATTGTTAGAAATGAAGCTCGGTGAGACGGTTGACGAAAGGATTCTAGCTGAAGAGATGATTGTTAACATGTACGAGGATTTACAGCTCAAAGCCGACGCTCTCGCCGAAGCGCTTGAGCAAATTGCAGACTACTTTTGTGCATGTTCGATTGACGACGAAATCATTCCCCAAGTTGTCGCACGCGAAGCCCTAAAAGCGTACAAGGAGAAAGCGTGACTCCGCTTGAGGACGCACTCAAGCAAGCCGCCGCAAAGACCAAGCAGCTAAACGAAGCCCTCGCCGCGTGGAAGGGGGAGTCCTAACAGGAGTGCCATGCATATATGGTAACATATGGCAGTTTCATCCAGGCTCGACTATAGAGCAGATAATAAATTCATGCTTGACTCTGCTAGAGAGCGGTGGAAAGCAATAATTCTCTTTTTTTTGTCTTTTTTTTTCTCAAAAATTTGCAATTAGTGAGCCGCTATCGGCGAAACTAAGTGCTTACTAAACAGTGTTATTCTCTTCTTCTTCCTAAACATATTAACTTGATTTCTGTATTTAAGTCCGAAAGGGTTTACGTGAAGGGGGAAGTTCTATGCAGAGAGAGAGAGTTATTGAGAACCAGATTTTACATTGGTTAAACTGGAAAGGGTACTTTGCTTGGAAAACAAAGACCACGGCTAATTATGATCCTAAGGTTGGTTGTTACATTAAAACCTCAAAGCTTTACCGAAAGGGAGTGGCAGACATAATTGGCTTGTTCGACGACGGGACCTTGTTTGCAATCGAAGTGAAGGCAGAAAAAGGGGTCCTTGCTTCTCACCAAAAACTGTTCCTGAGTGAAATAAAATGCCGCAATGCACTTGCTATTGTAGCTCGTTCCGTCGAAGAAGTAGAATTTAAGTTCAAGGTGTTTTTGGGGGAGAGGGATGCGAGAGATTCCGCTAACGCAGGGGAAAGTAGCGCTCGTTGATGACGACTGCTTCGATTGGCTGAATCAATGGGCGTGGCAATTTGACAAGCAGGGCGGATATGCTCTTAGAAAATACAGAAAAGTAGTTAAAAAAGAAAGAATCATTGAAACCTGCATTTCAATGCATCGCCAAATCATGGCCTTTCCAGATTTAAAGGTCGATCACATCAACAGAAACCGATTAGACAATAGGCGCGCAAACTTAAGAGAAGTCAGCGATTGGGTAAACGCCCTAAACCAGTCTATGAGAAGCACGAATAAAACAGGATTTCGTGGTGTTTGCTGGACTAAGTACAATTCATACGAGGCTTACATTCACGTAAGAGGAAAAAAGCACTGGCTAGGATATTTTAAAGATATAAAAGCGGCTGCCTTAGCAAGAGATCGGGCTGCATCTTTTCATTTTGGAAGCGAAGCAATTTTAAACTTTCCGGAGAATACATGAAATCAGTTTGTTTGTTGCCCTCACTTAATAGACCACATTTAGTTCATAGATTCTTCGGGCATTATAGAAAAACTAAATCAACTGTCCCTGTTCTTGTAATAGTTGACCACAAAGACCCGAGAAAAGAGGAATATTTAAAATTAGAATATCCGGAAGGATGCCGACTTGTTCTTACAGAAGCAAGAACTATGGGAAGCAAGACCAGAGAGACCCAAGACCAATGGATTGATCATGACGCTGTCTTCATTGCCAATGACGATCATGTGCCGATTACTGAGGAATGGGACAAAAAGATACTTAAGGCTATTACCGGAACCAATGTTGTTTTTTGTAACGACGGACCAAGCCCAGACAAGCCGTGGAATGCTCCTCGTAGAATTTGCGGAGCAATTTGCTTTAGTGGCCAAGTTTTAAGGGCGCTTGGCTACATGTTCGCGCCCGGAATTGAGCATTTGTACAGTGACGAAATATGGGGATTCCTCTTTAATCATGCCAAAAATGCACAATGTTTAATGGACGTATGTTTTGAGCACCGCCATGCCTATTTGAACCCTGCCGACCGTGACGATACCTATAAGGCGATTAACGGAGAGGGAGACTTCACAGTAGCTAACCCTACTGGTGGGATGTGGGAGTCTGATAGGGCAGCATTCCAGAAGTGGGTCAACGAGTCAGCTCAGGACGATGCTCAGAAGGTGCTAGATCTTCAGCCGAAGCTTGGTGTGATGATTGCCACCCCTTCTCAAGATCACCAGGTGTCCATGAGCTATGCCATTGGACTCACCGACGCCGCCACAGCCATGGCCATGAACAACGTGTACTTTGAACTGGCTCGTGTCTGTGGCTCAAGTCTTCTCCCGCATGCTAGGAACTCAATAGTTGATATGTTCATGAAGTCCAGATGCCAACGCCTTCTCATGGTGGACGCCGATCAGGGGTGGTCTAAGGAGGCCCTCTTCCAGCTGCTGAACTCTCCAAGGCTGATCATTGGCGGAATCACTCCCCATAAGCGTTTCCCGATGAACTTTAACTTTAAGCCCCTTCCAGAGCATGAGCACTACTTCAAGGACCTCACCAACAAGTCCGCTGAGGAGTTCATGAAGTATGCGAAGGCTGAAGCGGATAAGTTTGGCCACATCAAGGTCGATCACATCGGGACCGGCTTCCTGATGATTGACCGGGAAGTGTTCAATATCTTGAAGGAGCACGTGAATGAGTACTCGGCGTTTGATAACAACCCTAAGGCGAAGCATGGGGAGTACTTTAAGATGACTGGCGAGAGCGGGCACTACAAGGGCGAGGACTGGTTCTTCTGTGAGCTTGCGAAGAAGTACGGCATCCCGCTTTACATTAACGCGAACGTCATCATCACCCATCTTGGCTCTCATGAGTTTAGAGCGTGATGAATGGCTTGGATTTATTTAGCGGAATCGGCGGACTCGCTCTCGCACTGGACGGGATGGTCAAGCCAATTGCCTACTGTGAAATCGACCGATACGCGCAAGCTGTTTTACTGTCTCGCATGTCTGATCGAAGGATTGCATTGGCCCCAATTTGGGACGACGTGCGAACGTTGCGCGGTCACGACTTACCAGACATCGAAATCATTTACGGAGGCTTTCCCTGCCAGGACATCAGCTGCGCAGGAAATGGAGCGGGCTTGGGCGGAGAGCGAAGTGGGCTTTTCTTCCACATCGCAAGGCTTGTCAGCGAAACAAACCCGCGATTTGTATTTCTCGAAAACGTCCCAGCAATTAGAACTCGTGGCCTCAACGGTGTCGTCCAAACACTTACCGAACTCGGGTATGATTGTCGGTGGACGGTTGTATCAGCCGCTGAAGTTGGTGCCCCGCACTTGCGGAAAAGATGGTTCTTACTTGCCCACGCCCGCAGCGAATTCTTACGGGACGAATCAGGGCGGCGCGGCCGGCCGACAGGGGCCAGTGAGGCCGTCGCTCGTGACCATGGCGAGCAAAAATCTTTGGCCCACGCCGCGAGCCCAAAGCTCAAGAGGGAGCGGGCCGAGCCGAGTGGGCAATCGGACGGACCTTCAGACAGCGGTTCAAATGTGGCCAACCCCTTGCGCGAGGGACCACTTTCCTCCGCACAAGCCGGAATACATTGCGGCGAAGAAAGCGCAAGGCCACGGCATGAGCAATTTGGTGGACTCAGTTGGTGGTCAATTGAACCCAACGTGGGTCGAGTGGCTAATGGGGTACCCGCTCGAGTGGACCGCCTTAGAGGATTGGGCAACGCAGTGGTTCCGCTCCAAGCGAAAGTCGCGTTCGAGCGCCTCATCGGGATCGGAGATTAAAACATGAAGAAGAGACTCTTTACCATGGTCTGGGGAAAGGACCACATCGAGCTGTTCAAGAACGCTTGTTTTCGTTCAATGAACTGGCCGAAGAACAAGGCAGCTATCAAAGACGATGAGTGGGTGGTGCTGACCAAGAAGGAGCATATCACTGACATTCATAAGATCTTTCTTGGCTCTGATCTAAGGGTAACGGTGACTGAGATTGGCGACTACATCAATCTTTTAGGCGTGGGCCTTCTCAAGACCGATTCGGTTGAGAACAACTTCTTACTTCTTCGTGGCCTTCTTCAAGCCATTTACCTTGGAGTGAACGAACAAACCCGGATGCTCTTTGCCCCCCCTGACACGATCTTTGGTGACGGGACCGTCGAGAACTTGATGAAGGCAGGTCAAGAGCGGTGGTCTGCGGTTCAAGTCCCTCACATGAGAGTAAATCCAAGTATTCTCCCTGAACTTGATGGCCCTGTGAGTAATCCGAAGCTTGTCACTCTCTCAATGAAGCATATTCATAAGTGCTGGGAGAGATCAGAGCTTACGAGCCCGGAGCAGGCGACGTTTAAGACTGGTGTTGTATGGGAGAAGATAGGGGATAACCTTTATCAAGTTCAACATCAACTCCCGACCACGTACCTTGTGGACTTTAACGACGATGACTGGAGATTCTGGTCTGGCTCGATTTCATTTGGCGCCTATGACCACCAATGGCCTGGAGACAACTTCATCAGGCAAGAAAGACAGAGATTCGTTGGTTCAAGTGATGCTTGCTTTATCGCTGAAGTGACAGAGGCCGATAAGAACACAGGAGAAGTGACGCCAAAGCAGCTCCTCGATCAGATTGGGCCTTTTAAGTACTTCAACTGGAGACTTCATAACGTGCACAACAAACAGACCTGGACTTACTTTAGAGGTGAATGATGAAGGTGTTTCTCCCGGTTTGGGGCAATGTACATATCAACTTGTTCAAAGACGCGCTTGCAACGTCGCTTAAGTGGCCAGGAAACAAGCGTGCCGTTAAGGGCGCCGAGTGGATCATCCTCACCTACGGGGAATTCAATGAGAAGGCGATCAAAGAAATCATTCTTTCAATTGATGAAACAGCGAGGATTGATTTTCAGATCTGCCCGGACCTGATGTGTGCCGGCGCCGACAAGGGCCCGCTTCTCTTCAACACACTCCTCTACACGATTGAGAAATGCCTTAAGGATAAAGAGACTCTTCTTATGGCAACGCCGGATTACATCTATGGTGATGGAACGATAGAGCGCATGAAGAAGGTAGCCGGCGATAAGCACGCGGTTAGCTTCGCTCATATGAGAGTGAAGAAGAAGGCCTTAAGCCTACTTGATAACTACGAGACCAACGCATCACTGACATCCCTTGGCTTCATGCACCCGCACAAGACATGGACTGATTCTGAACTTACCCACAGCCCTGGTATTACGTTCTGGGGCGGGATTTCCTGGCAGTGGATCGATTACGGCCTTGCCGCCGTCACACACTACCTGCCGGCACCCTTTATGGTGAACTTCGTAGAGAGCGACTTGGGCTTCTTCAAGGCAAAGCACGAGTTCCCTAATGATAAGCTCACCTTTGCGCTATGGGACCATCTGTTCCCGACGAAGCTGATTCAAGAGGGGCGCCTAAGGTACATCGGCTCCAGTGACGCGGCTTGTATGATCGAAGTCACAGAGGATGACGCCAACATCCCGCCTGTTAACCCAGAAGGTAAGACCAATGCGGACGGATATGTGAAAGAGCAGATGCTTCAGAACTTAATTCTTAAACAATTCGTTAGTGTGTTTAGAGGTGAACCATGAGAGCAGTCGTCACCGGGGCCTGTGGGTTCATAGGATCCCATCTTACAGAGAGACTCTTAAACGATGGCCACGATGTCTTGGGCATTGATAATATGTCGAACGGGAAGCCTGAGAACTTAAAAGAGTTTAAAGATCATCCTGGTTTTTCTCTCAGGATCGCAGACGTTAATGATAAATACTGGGAGATGCCGAAGACTGATGTGATCTTTCATCTTGCAGCTAAGGCAGATATCGTCCCTTCAATCAAGAATCCACTGGACTATCATGAAACAAACGTTAATGGAACACTCTCAATGCTCGAACACGCCAAGAGAACTGGAGCTAGATTTATCTATGCGGCGAGTAGCTCTTGCTATGGCGATAACCCGAGAATCCCTTCGGCGGAATGGGATGAGTGTGATCCCCAGTACCCCTACGCGCTCACGAAATACGTTGGCGAGCAGTACGCGCTCCATTGGGCAAAAGTCTATAAAATCCCAGTAATCTCATTGAGGTTGTTTAATGTTTATGGACCACGGCATAGAACTTCGGGAGCTTATGGGGCTATGTTTGGCGTGTTCCTTTCTCAGCTTGCCAATGATAAGCCTCTTACCATCGTTGGTGACGGCTCTCAGAAGAGAGATTTCACTTATATCTCAGATGTTGTAGACGCCTTTGTTCTTGCCATGAAGCTTCCAAGATCGAGCAAGGGAAGAGTGTTCAACATAGGTTCAGGAAAACCCACCTCGGTTAAGGAGATTGGCCAACTTTTAGGGGCTGAGAGGGCCGTTAGCATTCCAAAGCGACCGGGAGAGCCAAAAAACATTGCGGCTGACATTGAGAGTGCTAGGGCTTTCTTGAAGTATCAGCCTAAGGTTTCGATCGAAGAGGGCTGTAAGATCATGAAGAGTCTGATCCCTGAGTACCGAGACGCACCTTTATGGAATGAGACTTCAATCAAAGAAGCCACCAAGGAGTGGTTTGAGGCGCTGGCATGAAGATCTGTGTAATCGGAGGCGGGGGATATGTTGGCTCTATGCTCGTTCCTTCCCTTTTGAACGATGGCCATGAAGTCACAATTCTAGACACGTTTTACTATGGGAACCCTCACCCAGGGCACCCAAGACTTAAGATGCTCAAAGGAGACGTGAGGAATCAAACAGACGTGTTCTGGGCGATTGAAGATAACGAAGCTGTGATTCACCTAGCCTGCATCTCGAATGATCCAAGCTTTGACCTAAATCCGAGGATTGCAAAGAGCATTAACCTTGATTGCTTCCACCACTTCGTAAAGGGAGTGAAGAAGCATAAGCCCAAACGAGTGATCTTTGCCTCAAGTTCTTCTGTTTACGGCGTGAGTGAAGAGCCAAACGTCACGGAGGCGTCTCTTTGTAAGCCCATCACGGATTACTCTAAGTACAAGCTTCAGTGCGAAGACATGCTCCTTAAGACCGACTTCCCAGACACCATAGTTACTGTCCTTAGGCCCGCCACTGTCTGTGGGTATGGCCCAAGGCTAAGACTTGATGTGATTATCAACGCCCTTTCGGCAAAGGCCTTGAGCAAAGGTGAGATCACGGTTCATGGCGGAGAACAGATCAGGCCCAATCTAAATATCAAAGATATGGTCTTAGCCTATAAGGCAGTCCTTGGTGCGAGACCTGGGCTTATTGATAAAGAGATCTTCAATGTGGGAGACAGGAATCTCTCCGTTAACGAACTTGCCTTCTTAGTTCAAGAAATTATTCCGGCTAAGATCGTAAGAGAGCCCGTGAAGGATGAGAGAAGCTATAGGGTGGACTCATCGAAGATTAAGAAATATCTTAGTTTCGCACCGACTCATGGCTTGAGTTCCGCCATCACTTCGCTAAAAGACGCATTCACCGATGGGTTGATTGGGGACATCGAGGACTCTCGATATCACAACTTGAAGCGAATCAAAGAACTACTCTCAAAGGGGGATATATGAGAGTTCCGTTTAGCTATCTAGACTCGAAGTTTAAAGGCACGATGGATCCAGGGCATCCGATCTATGAGAACCTAAAGCATCTCATGGAGACCGGCGACTTCACTTTAGGTAAGGCTGTTTCTGAGTTTGAAACGAAAGTGAAGGAGTTGTTAAATGTTAAGCATGCTCTTGGCGTGGCTAATGGCACAGATGCTCTTCGGATTGCCCTGCGTATGGCTGGGGTACGCCCTGGGGACGAAGTCATCACGGCAGCTAATACTTTCATTGCTTCTGCAGGCTGTGCTGATGAGCTCTTTGCTGTGCCTCGGTTCGTCGACATGGATTATAACTATGTGATCGACGCCAATCTTATCGAGAAGGCCATCACACCACGTACAAAAGCCATAGTGCCTGTGCATTTTACAGGAGAGCCCTGTGAGATGGACGCGATCATGGAAATATCAAATAAATATGGTATACCCGTGATCGAGGACGCTTGTCAGGCCCTGATGGCCGAGTACAAGGGTAAATTCTGTGGAACCATTGGATTGGCTGGAGCGGTTAGCCTTCATCCCCTTAAAGTGCTTAACGGCACTGGCGATGGCGGCCTTATTCTTACTGATGACGATTCTCTGGCTGAGAAGATTCGACTCTACCGTAATCATGGCCTTGTTGATCGAAACAATATTGCTAGTTATGGTTGCAATTCTAGGCTTGATACTATTCAGGCCATTTATCTAAACTATTTGATCCAATTCGCCCCTGAGTGGACCAAGAAGCGCAGACGCAACGCCAGCTATTATGACATGCGCCTTAAGCATCTAGAAAGCGTCTATGTCCCAAACAGAAGAGACTACGCCGAAAGCTGTTACCACCTTTACATGATCCAGGTGCCGGCGGGGGAGCGTGATAACCTTGTTTGTTTCCTGAACAACTACGACATTGAAGCTAGAGTTCATTACCCGGTTCCCCTGCAAGGGGCTCTGGGACTCGCTAAGCACACGAGAGAAGAATTCCCAAGAGCCTTTGAACAATCAGATAAAATCGTCACGCTTCCTGTGCATGAGCACTTGAGCATGGAGCAACTCGACTTTGTGGTTGGTAAAATTAAAGAGTTCTTCAATGGGTTATCGTAAGATTGGACCGAATCAAGCAAGAAGACTGGTCACGGCTGCGACTCAGAAGTTTCGTAAACAAAACGGACTTCCAAGAGTTGAGGCCAAGAAGAGAAACTGTTTAAGATGCGATAAGGAGTTTTGGAGTGAAGGATTTAGCAACCGACTTTGCACAAGCTGTGGCTACGCGGCTGGGGCTCTCGAAGCTAGCAACATGGTGGTATCAACTAACCGCATACTATCCTAGAAAGATCGCCGAGACCGAGGCTGAGATTGAGAAACTAAAGTTCATTCTCACTCAACACTTTGGTCTAAAAGATGATCCGAGGACCTGGGCTACGGTGTTTGGGCAAATGACTTCGGTCAAGGCCACAAGTATCAGGAAACCCTATAGTCATTACGCCAATGCGGGTAAACGCCTCTACATGAACGAGACCATCCAAGGCTTTAAGATGCTTGAAATTAACAAGCTTCACGCTATGCTTGAGGAAAAGATGAGGGGGCAAGCCGGTGGGGACAACATGCCAGATGGGTCACACGATACTGAGGGATCGCTGTCCATTTTGCGCCCAACTGAAGAAGGAGTGGTACCAGCACCTGGAGAACCAGGGGTTTGAGGATGCGGAAAGGCAGGAGTGCCCCGTCTTATCAAACCTCCACCAGGTCAGATACCAAGAAGCCGCGATCTTTAGCTCGAAGTTCAGCTATTACCAATGGGCCAGAGAAAAGCTCACCAGAGACCAGTTCAGATCCGAGACAGATCGGATTATTTGGGAAAGCCACACTGAGGGTCTCTCAAGACGGGAGATTGCTCCTCGAATCGGACTCAACGACCGCTGGGTTGGAAGAAAAATCCAAACAATCGAGGGCTACTTGAAAGATAAGGTTTTCACCATCGCCTCGGCAAGCTACGCTACAGCCTAGATGTTCACCTTTAGAGAGTTAAAAGAAGCAGATATCCCGTTCATCCATTCCAGCTGGGGAAAGAGCTACTTCGAGGTAGGAGAGTTCTGGAAGCGCATGAACGAGTATGAGTTCCACCAACTCCACCGCCCAATTAGGGAAGAACTTCTTAAGCGCATGCGAGTCCTAGTCTGTGTCGGGAAAGACAACGACATCATCATGGGTTGGGTTGGATTTGAGAACGAAGAACTTCACTACATCTACGTGAAGATGGCTTTTAAGGGGTTAAAGATTGGCTCAATGTTAATGAAGGAAGCCTTTCAAGAGAAACCAATCAAATACTCTCACCTGACCGTGGTCGGGCAAAGAATCATGAAGCGAAAGCAACTCCCCTACAAGAAGCACAAGGACTTCTTCGCTTACAAATCACTATTTGAGAATGGACTCAATGGCCTTAAGTAGCGCGGCTTTAGGAACAGCAGATTTGTTTCCAATGATACGAGTCTTAAGCCCGGCGTAAACGTTTCCGATAAAGGGGATGAGGAGCGAGGGACATTCAATCTTCGCCAGAAGTGCCGTGATCGCAAAGAAAGCATCACCCGCTCCCGTTGCATCGATAACGTTGTCTGAGAAGGCCGGCGAGTAGTATCCATTGAAATAGGCTCCGTTCTTTCCAAGAGTCATGGCCACAGAGCCAGGGACGTCTTTTAAGATTCGTTTGTGAAGATCCATCGGTGAGGCGTGCTTGTCGTGGTAGGCGAGTCTAGCTTCGCGCAGGTCGAGTGAAAGGTAGTCGAACCGTTTGTGTTTCTTAAATACATTGTACCCGTAGTTACTGGAGTTTGTCTGGACGTTGAGTCCCACAAAGCCCTTGAGTCCCGCGACGGCCCATAAGGCATCTCCCTCGAAGAGTCCATGGCCAAAGTCCGCAATAAGTGTTGCATCTGCTCGTTCGTTTTCTTCACGAAGGAAGCTTGTGAACTGCTTAGAGTCTCTTCCTTTCCAGGGCTCTTGTTCGATCTCAGTGATCTCAAATATTCGTTGTTGCTTGTCTTGTGCGATGTATCTGGTTTTTCTTGGAGTTTTAAATCCGTTCGGCTGAATGAAAGATATATTCGCAAAATCCTTAAGGTGGTTAGCAATTGCCGTAGCTCCGCCTTCATAGACCTCTTCGTATAAGAATCTTGCAGAGACAGAAGGACTTTTTGAACTGATATTCTCAGGCTCACAGAAGCGATAGACGTCAAGGATCGGCTCACCCACAACCAGAACATTAAGCGAAGATAGGCGATTGATTTGGCGAAAGACTTCTTCATATCCTCCCAGGTCTTTAACTTTCTGTACCACATGCTTTTGTTCCTCACTAAAGTTAGACAAAAAGCGGTTAATAAGCTGCGACGATGAGAAAGTCTCATCATCGGAGAACACCAACTCTCCCCCATAAGCCTTCACACAAGCCTCTTCTTCATAAATCCCACCCGTTACATCTTGGGTCTTATCCCTGTAGTCAGGTCCTTTGACGTAGTATTTTGGTTTAAGCTCTTTAATCACGGATGTGGCGAGGGGCCCGTTATTCACCACCACGTGGTCGACTAAATCTAAATGAGAGAGCGTCTCAGCTCGAACGGAAGCGGTAAACGCTGGCCGCCATGGACCTTTGTTCACATACTGATCTGGCGTTAGGCTCACCACCACCGGGAGGCCTAGGGATTTAGCGAACTCGAAATAGCGGAAATGGCCAATATGGAGGAGATCAAACACGCCGTGAACGAGGGTTACGGGGCCAAGTTTATTCAGTGCTTCAAACGGAATTATTTTGCTTAAATTAGTTTTGCTCATTTAATATCAATTACACACAAACAAGGGGAATCAATGAAAATCGGTGGAATGCGAGTGCGCCTGTTCCGTTGCCAGATCGATCCGATGCTAAGTGCGAAGCCAAGGCTTGCGCACATTCCAGAGGACAACGGCTGGGACGCGGTAATGAGTGCTGATGGAATGTCTATCATCGTTAACCGCCATGATGGGAGAGCCCTTGCCGCAGTTCCCCTCACTAACGTTCAAAGCTATGAACTCTACCCGCCTGAGGGTGTGGATACAGGTAAAAAGAAGTGAAGCAGATCTTGTTTGATGAAGTCACAATCGGCGGCTATTTAGATCAATACGCCATGCAGATGAGGGCGGCACTTAGAGACGTTTCTTGGTCTGCCTTAGAGCACGCCTTTGAGGCAGTCTTAAGCGCTGAGCGGATTTTCGTCTGTGGTAACGGTGGTTCTGCGGCTATTGCTAACCACCTGGCCTGTGACTTTGGTAAGGGCGCTGAGGTTCAAAGAGTCTTTTCGCTTTCAAGTAACACAGAGATAATCACGGCCCTAGCCAACGATTTCAGCTATGAGAAGATATTTTGTAACCAACTCTTGATGGCCGATTGTTCTTCTAAAGACCTGGTTATCTTGATCTCAAGCTCTGGCAACTCACCAAACATCGCAAGAGCTTTAAGTTATGCGCAAGCCGCGGGAGCGAAAACAATTGGACTCTGCGGATTCGATGGTGGCGCCTTACTTAAGTCCCACATACCTATCCACATTCCTATCCACAATTACGGAGTGGTAGAAGACTGTCATCAAGCGATCATGCATGTGCTAACTCAGTGGTACATGAAGGCGATGCATGAATCTTAACGATCAAGTCACTAGGATCCGTATGATTGAGGAAGAGCTCTCAAGGCGCTACGCTGAGCAGGAAATGCGTACTCCGATACACTTGTCTTTAGGTCAAGAGCATATTGCAGTTGGAGTGTGTGCGGCGTTGCCGAAAGACTCACTCATGGTCTCAACTCACAGATCCCATGCCCATTACTTGGCTAAGGGCGGGGACCTTAAACGAATGATAGCGGAGTTATATGGGAAAGAAGCTGGGTGTTCGCGTGGTGCTGGCGGCTCTATGCATCTCGTTGATTGGGATTGTGGTTTTGCAGGTAGCACCTCCATCGTCGGGGGAACGATACCAGTGGGGGTTGGCTTGGCTTTCGCTGATAAGCTTCGCGGTAGCTCTCGAATTACTGCTATTATGATCGGAGACGCGGCCCTAGAAGAGGGTGTGTTCCATGAATCAGCTAACTTCGCCTCTCTCCACAAACTAAACGTCCTGTTCGTAGTCGAGGATAATGATCGTAGTTGTTACACCAAGAAGCATGAGAGACAACCCAATCGAAGCTTAAACGATGTGTTCTGGGCTCACGATATCCCAAGCGTTACAAGATACTGCGAAACGGCAAACCATGTGGCGAGAGAGACTGTTTTGGCCCTTAAGAACCGAATGCCCGGAGCTGTAGTATTTTACGCCAATAGTAAAGTAGAGCACTGTGGGCCTAAACTTGAGAATGGTTATCAATTAGGATATCAGGATCCCAAACACAAACGAGAGATAGATGAGGCGATTGCGTGGGCGAGAGCATTACCTTTGTAGAAGCTATTCGCCAGGCTCAAAAAGAGATCTTGGCAGAGTATCCAAACGCTTTCCTCATAGGGGAAGGTGTGCCCGACGAAAAGGCAGTCTTCGGTACTACAAAAGGCTTAAAAGAGCTATTTCCGAAACAAGTCTTCGACTCGCCCGTTTCAGAGAATGGGGTCGCCGGAATCTGTATTGGAGCGGCTCTGAATGGCATGATCCCGATTATGACTTTTCAGCGCATCGACTTCGCCCTTTATGCGATGGACCAGATAGTCAATAACGCAGCGAAATGGCGTACTATGTTCGGTTCGGACAAACCACTCCCAATTATCTTCAGAATGACTGTTGGTAGAGGTTGGGGCCAGGGCGTTCAACACTCACAGAACCTAGAGGCTCTCTTCGCACATATCCCTGGCCTTAGAGTTGTGGTTCCTCATGATCCACAATCAGCCTATACTTTGTTAAAGGAAGCTGTTCGGGCAGAAGGCCCAACCGTATTCATCGAGCACCGTTGGTTACACAACTGTAAGAGGAATGTACCCAAACGCATTGATGGGAAAGGCCTTACGATCATTACTTGGGGCCCGAGTGCGCAAGTTTGCTACGATAACAGAAACGGTTGTGAGCTCGTGATACTTAACAACCTTACGAATATTGAGTTGAATCTTTCCACTGGACGCTATTTAATTGTTTCCGATGACTGGAGATCCTATGGATGTGCAGCAGAGATATCGGCTCAACTAGGGGAATCTGGAGCGAAACAAGTGAAACGCATAGCTTGCCCTAACAGATACATCCCAGCCTCTCACCACCGGTCAGATAACTACTACCCTTCAGCCAAGATGATAGTTCAAGCGATCAATGATATGACTGGTAAGAATATACCGTTACCTCCCAAGTCAGATATTCCACACGATGTAGATCCATATGTAGGGAAAGTAACGAGTTTGATATGATATTGATAACAACTATCAATTAGGAGAGATTCTATGGCTAGAAATGGTGCGCTTTCCAAGATCAAACAAGATGCACAAGCCAAAGCTGAAGCTCTAGGCATTGATCCGTTTGAGATCTTACTTCTCTTTGCAGCAGCCCGTTGGAAAGAGCTTGGCTATGAGTCAAAGACCAAGACTATCTATACCTCCGAAGGCAGTTCATATGATGTTGAGACTATTTCTCCAGAGCTGAGGGTTAAGGCTGCGCAAGAAGCTACGAACTATGTGCTCGCGAAACGCAAAGCCATTGAACTCGATGTGAAAGACCTGCCGGATGAAGTGTTTGATTCCGAAGTTGAACGCCGTATGCACCTGAAGATTCTAAAGGGTGAGAAGATTGGGTGAGTGATCTTTATGAGCAATACCTCAAACTCAGATCAAGGGAGTGCAAGTTCAGTATTGAACAACTCGCTTTCGATCAGCAAAGAAGATTCATTGAGGATCCAGCTAGGCTCAAGGCTCTCTTTTGTACTCGAAGAGCTGCGAAGTCTTTCACGGGAGGGCTATACCTCGTTGAAGCCGCACTCAAAAACCCTGGATGCAATTGCCTCTTTATCGGCCTCACTCGCCAGTCCTCACATGGAATTATCTGGAAAGATATTCTCCGTGTGCTTGACAGGGAAAATTCCTTAAACATTAAGTTCAATGAGACTCTGCTTACGGCAACGCTCCCCAATGGTTCAGTCATTTGGGTGACTGGTGCTGATACTGATGAGCAGGAGATGAATAAGCTCTTAGGTAAGAAATATAGATTGGTGGTGGTAGATGAAGCCTCTATGTTTACGATCAATGTCCATCAGCTTGTCTATGGAGTTCTCAAGCCCGCCGCAGCTGACCAAAGAGGAACTATTTGCTTACTTGGAACCGCATCTAACATCACTCGTGGCTTGTTCTATGACATCACCACGGGAAAAGAACCAGGATGGTCAGTACATACTTGGACCGCTTACGATAACCCTCACGTCAAAACCCAGTGGGAAGAAGAGATCAAAGACATTGAGACGAACAGACCTTTATTCAAGCAAACTAATCTATTCAGGCAATGGTACTTAAACGAATGGTGTGTGGATCAAGATGCTCTTGTGTATAAGTATCAAGACGTTCACAATCAAAGACTCTTTCTCCCACCAGCCGAAGATAAATGGATCTATGTACTGGGTGTGGACTTAGGCCATTCTCCTGATCCAAGTACCTTTGTAGTAAGCGCATTTAATCATAACTATTCCACCATGCTCTACTTTGTTCATGTGGAGAAGCATCTGAAGTATGATGTGACGGCTGTTGCTGAGAAGAGAAGAGAGCTTGCTTTGCGGTTTAACTTTGAAGTTGAAGTGATTGATGGAGCTAATAAGCAGGCGGTTGAAGAGCTTAACAACAGGCATGGTTGTAGATTTATCCCGGCTGATAAGATAGGTAAGGTAGATTTCATTAACCTTATGAACGCAGAGTTCATTCAAGGCATGATCCAGCTATTACCAGGAGCTAAAGAGCTAGGCGAAGAGATGAAGTCTTTAGTGTGGGAGACTGATAATGGAAAGATCAAGCTCACACCATCTGGACAAAGAAGAGAACATCCAGGACTGCCTAATAATCTATGCGATGCGGCGCTGTACAACTGGAGATATTGTTACAACTATTTGTTCAAGAAGCCAGAGCCTGGACCCGCCTTTGGATCTCAAGATCATTGGGAAAGACCTCACATCGAGAGACTACAAGAGCAGATTAGAAGAGAGCAGAATCCCAATCATTTAGAATTACCTCATGAAGAGCTTGATCAGCTTTTCGATTTCAGTCAGGATGATGTTATATGAACCAACAAGATGTTTTAGAGAAGGCTTGTGATGAGTTGGGAGTAATGGTTCCACAGATCATAAGCACTAAGGGTTGGCGGTGGACTATCACGCAACCAAGCGACAATTTCTTCCATCACGCACTTAAACTTGAGCGTATAATTCAACGCAATACCAAGCGCCCGATTGAACTACTCTTTGAACCACAAGCGGATAAGAATAAGAGAGCGGGGAGAAACGGGCGTGAGTAAGTGTACCCGCGAATGGCACGATGCTTACGGGCAAGATAACTGTATGCAGTGTGTGGCCAGAGATAACGCTCTGATGTGGGAAACAAACTCGATCTTACAGCCAGTTCCCAAGATTACTAACCTATGCGAAGTATGTAAGCGCGATATTGCTCAATATGTCCACGACAAATGCTATGAAGCCTTACTCAAGGAAAAACAATGTCCGACTTAGCAACAGACTTCCAACGCCTACTCCTAGACCATACTAAGATCTCATGGCATCAAGAGAGAATAGAAGCGTGGGAACGTGGTGAGAAGATTGCTCCCATCACCATAGACATGGCACTTACTCGCAACTGCAACTATGCCTGCCACTTCTGCTACGCAATGCTACAGGAGAATAATCGTGTTGTTATCACTCAAGAAGCTATCACTCGGTTCATTGATGACTGTGCGGAGATTGGTGTTAAGGCCATTAGTTTGGTTAGCGATGGGGAGTCTACTCTTTCTCCTCATCTCATCCACACTATTACATATGGGCATTCTAAGGGCATCAACATGGCTCTTGGAACGAATGGTTACCTTCTTGACGAATCAAAGCTTAAAGCAATCCTTCCCTCGCTTACATACCTCCGTGTTAACTTCACTGGCGGTGAGCGGGGACGTTATTCGGAACTTATGGGCGTTAAACCAGAGTTTTTCGATAAGGTTTGTGAAAACATCAGAACCATGCGGAAGATCAAAGACGAAAATGGCCTATCAGTCACAATCGGAATGCAGTTTGTCTGTGACCCAAGATATGCCGACCAGATTGTCCCCTTTGCGAGGCTTGGACAAGAACTTGGATCTGACTACAATCAGATCAAACACTGCTCCGATGATGAAACAGGAGCGCTAGGAGTAGACTATGAAGCCTATGAAGCCATCAAACCCCTCCTCAGAGAAGCCGAATCCTACTCGAACCCCAATTACCAAGTCGCCGTCAAGTGGTCCAAGATCGGGGATAAAGGAACAAGGTCTTACGAAAGGTGCTATGGTCCGCCGTTTCTCCTCCAGATCTCGGGGACGGGGTTAGTCGCTCCCTGTGGAATGTTATTCGGTGAGGCTTATAAGAAGTTTCATATCGGAAACATCGTGCATGAGAGTTTCAAAGATATGGTCAAAGGGGACAGATACTGGGAAGTGGTGAACTACCTGGCTAGTCCTAACTTCAATGCGAAGAGTATGTGTGGATCCTTATGTTTGCAGCATAAGGTGAATGAGTATTTAGATAATAGGAAGAAGGGTTATCCACAGGATGCTCCACGTGGAACAATTCCTCAGCATGTGAACTTCATCTAACACGCCCCAGCTGACTCTAAGTAATGAGTCCGGCTGATGTTAAGAAGCTTTTAGCCCACCTAGCAGAGAACAACGTCCAACACTTTAAGTGTGGCGATATTGAAATAGCCTTCTATCCGAAGATTCAAGAGCCTACCAAGCCTACTTCAAGCCCTTCATTAGCTGACAAACTCACTGAAATTGCCAAGACAGAGGCAAGCAACATGCCTCCCGACCTAAGAGCTGATGACACCATGAACTATGACAAGATCCTTCATTGGTCAGGCTCTCCGGATCCGAATGTGCCTGATCTTCCACTCACCGGCGAGGATGCATTATGACCGCACAAGATGTGCTGGACTCGAATCAACGGGATGAACAGATCAATGAAGTCGCTGAGTGGTTAGAAAGCCTACGCTTTGAGCAGATCTTATTCTTGAAAGAGTCTTACGAGGCCATGATCCGGGAAAGAACCAAGGAATGCGGTCAAGAGTATGAGCACTAATCTTCCGCAGGTTGATTACACTACATTCAAACCTAGAGAGAAGAAGTCGCCTGTTCAGAAGTCTAAGGTCGTAGCGAACGGTGTGAGATGGTGGATGGCCGATGATAAGATCTTGCCAGAGGCTGTGATGGCTCAAGTGGCGAACATTATCCAGGCCGATCGGGGGAGGATTGAAAGCTACAACACTTACGCTAAGCTTTACGGAACTTGGACTCCTACTTTCTGGAATGGCTATCAGCTGGCTAACTCCGGAAAACCTACTGCCCCTATGCGGGATCGTCTTACTTACAACATCGTGCAAAGTTGCATTGATACGCTTACCGCGAGAATTTCCCAGAACAAACCAAAGCCCATGTTCTTGACTGAAGGCGGGAACTCAGCTCTTCAGAGGAAGGCCAAGAAGCTAGATAAGTACTGCTACGGTCTTTACTACCAGAACGATTTCTATGAAGAGGCGCCAAAGATCTTCAGAGACTCATGCATTTATGGTGAGGGGATCCTTCATTCATATCCTGAGGATGGGAAGGTAAAGCACGAGAGAGTGCTGCCTTATGAACTACTCGTTGATTACTTAGAATCACACTATGGTCCGAAGTCTACGCTAAGCCTTTTCAGGATTAAGAACATAGATCGTACTGAGCTTGCAGAAGCGTTCCCGGAGCATGCTGAGTACATAGCTGGGATGACGAACACTTCGGTGTTCTTATCTGCAAGCAACAGATCAGTGGCGGATACAGTGACGGTGGTTGAGGCGTGGAGACTTAAGACTGGTTCAAAGCCAGGGCGCCATGTGATTGTCACTCAAGATAAGATTCTGTTTGATGAAGATTACGATAGAGACTTCTTTCCGTTTGCGGTGATGAGATACTCTCCTAGGCTTTACGGTTTTTACGCTCAAGGCATGGCTGAGCAGCTGGTTCCTCTCCAAGTTGAGATCAATAGGACCCTAATATCTATTCAAAGGTCCTTATACTTAGGTGGAACTCACAAGATCTTTGTTAAGGCAGGTTCTAAGGTCATTAAGTCTCACTTTGATAATATGATTGGAACGATTCTCGAGTACGCTGGAGATACAGCTCCACAGTATGTAGTGCCTCAATTAGTCCAACCAGAGATTTATCAGCATCTGGAGAATATGATCCAGAAAGGTTATCAGCTCCCTGGTGTGTCACAACTATCCGCATCTTCTCTAAAGCCGATGGGGATAGACTCCGGAAAAGCTTTAAGAGCAGTTGACGACATTCAGGTTCAGAGATTTCAAACGATAGCTCAGTCATATGAACAGTTCTCCGTGAACGTGGCTAAGAACGATATTGCTTGTGCGAGAGACTTATACTCTCAAGGTATTAACCAAGAGATCAAGGTTCCTGGCAAGCGCTTCATTGAGAAGATCAAGTGGTCAGAAGTGGATATGGAGGATGATGAGTATCAGCTCCAAATCTATCCCGTCAGTAAACTTCCAAACGATCCAGAAGGCAGACTCGCTACCGTTCAAGAGATGATGCAAGCAGGGCTTGTGAGTCCAGAGGCTGGAAAAAGACTTCTCGACTACCCAGACCTTGAGGCTGAAGAGAGCTTATCCAACGCAACCTTAGATTATCTGCATAAGATCCTCTCAAATATTGTGGATGAGGGGAAATTCACACCACCAGAGCCGTTCGACAATCTTCAAAAAGCAAAAGAGCTAAGCTTAGAGTACTACGCGCAAGGAAAGCTTAACGATCTCGATGAAGAGCGCCTGGAGTTGCTGCGCAAGTTCATGTCTCAAATCGATGTGCTGATGCAAGCAGCAATGCCGCCGCCGATGGCTGGTCCCTCTATGCCTGGCGAGGGAGCTTCGCCTCAAGCCGTTCCTGCAGCTCCGCCTGTATCTCAACTTATGCCCAATGCACCTAACACGCCCCAATAGACTTATTAATAGAGGAGAAACATGAGTACAGAAGCAGCACAAATACTCGACCAGACGCAGGCACCAGCGCCGGTGGCAACGCCCACGGCTACGACTTCGGCCACACCGGAGGAAGTTAAAGAACAACCAGATGAGAGAATGGCATCTAAGCTTGAGATGCTACTTAAGCGTGAGCAACAAGCTTTAGAGCGAGAGCGTCTTGCTAAGGAGAGAGAGCGAGATGTCGATGGCAGATTTAAACGGGTTGAAGAGTTTGAATCTATAAAGACTAACCCTAAGAAGGCCTTAGAGCTCTTGGGTCTATCATACGATGAGCTCACCCAAGCCATGCTTGCTGATGGCTCGATCCCGCCTGAGGTCCAGATCAGACGTCTTGATGAGAAGCTTGAGCAGTTTAAATCTGAGCAACAAAAGGCCGAAGAGCTAAGGATTGAGAACGAGAAGAAGCTAGCCCGTGAGAACGAAGAGAGGATCATCACCAATTTTAAGGGAGAGATCTCTCAATACATAAAAGATAACGTATCCAGGTATGAACTCACAGCGTTTGAAGAACAACAGGATTTGGTCTTTGACGTGATTGATGAGCATTACAACCGCACCCAGAAGGTGATGACCATCCAAGAAGCAGCAGACAAGGTGGAATTATATCTGGAGCAAAAGGAAACGAAACGTAAGGAGCTGAGTAAGATCAAAACCATTTGGGGGATGTTACCTCCACCAGCGCAGAAGCAGGTACAAGCGCAAATCCAGACGCAGAAGCCTAAGACATTAACGAACAACTTAACTGCGAGCCCACCTGCGCCCATTAAACGGGTACCGATCTCTGATGAGGAGAGAGTGCAGCGTGCGATCGCCTTTGCAAAGGGCTTACGCCCTGATTTGAGGTAATAAACCATGAGTAACATTACACAGTTTGTCGGTAACTATGCCGAAGGTAATGGTGCGATAGCCAACGGGCCATTTGTACCAGCTACTGGCGGCGTGCTTGGGATGCAAGAGATTTCAGGGATCTTGAAACAGATCTATGATGGTCAAAAGCTAGCCAAGCTCTATTATAAGAACAATCCGGCGTACGCCATGCTCAGGAAGAAGGAAGACTTTTACGGTGAGACTTATCCACTCCCCGTGATGCTCGAGACTCCGACTGGTGTGGCGAACGTCTTTGCCAATGCCCAGCTGCCTAACCAATTGATTAACTCCGGTTCTGGTACGGCTGGTAACATGGGTCCGGCCAAGTTTGTGAAGTTCATGCTCACTCGTGCAAGTCTTTACGGCGTGCATGTGATCGATCGTCAAGCGATGCTGTCTGCATCGAACAACATCGGAGCGTTTGTTAACGGACAGATGGCTCAGATGGACGCGATGATCCAAGCGTGTTCCAACTTGGCAGCTCAACAGATCTATCGTTCAGGCTCTGGCTCTATCGGTCAGATTCTAACGATTGGTTCTGGTGCATCGACGAATGGTCAAATCCAACTGACTAACCCGAGTGACGTTCGTTACTTCACGGTTGGGCAAGTTGTGTATGCGACCGATAAGGATCCGATTCAGGGCGCAACATCAGTCACTCAGCGCGCAGGTGTTGGTTATGTGACAAGCCTTAATCGTGCAACAGGACTTGTGACGGTGGGCAACGCAGCTGCTGCAAATCCTGCCGTAGCTCAGAGTCCTACTGCTTGGGCAGCAAGTGACTATATCCAGATTTCTGGAACAAGCCCGCTTTTTGGCCCGACGATCAACTCTAGCCTTCAGCCGGTGGCACTAAGTGGTTTTGCGGCTTGGATTGGTCAATCGCAGTCGATCAACAGTGCAGACGTGTTCTTCGGCGTTAACCGCTCGCAAGACACTTGGCGTTTGGCTGGTGGTTACTACGATGGATCGCAGAATGGTCAGTCGGTGGAAGAAGCACTTTACGATGCCTCTACACAGCTGTTCATGGAGGGTGGTTCTCCCACGACTTGCTTCGTAGGCCCGAATGCTTATGCAGCACTTCAGAAGTCACTTGCAGCACGTAACATCTTTGAGACCGAGATCGAAGGTCCCCAGGATGAAAACGGCGTGGCGCATGTGTTCTTTAAAGGGATCAACATCCAGGGCGCAGGAAGTAACTTCACTGTGATTGCGGATAGAAACTGCCCGCCCTACACGGCTTATCTGATGACCATGGAAGATTGGGCGCTTTACAGCCTCAAGTCCTTCCCTCACGTTGTGGATGACGATGGCGTATCGTTCCTTCGTCAAACGAGTGCGGATGCGTTCGAGTTCCGCTTAGCAGGTTATGGTCAGTTGGGCTGCCAAGCTCCCGGCCATAGCATGTACGTCAAGCTTTCAGTTTAATAACCCGCCCCTCATCTGAGATACGGTGAGGGGTTTTTTACGAGGTAACAAATGGCAAGTACATACGGAACACCAGTACTGTTCACGAAAGAAAAGAACGTCTGGATTCTCTCGGCACGGATTACGTTTGATAAGAACGGAGCACCTGCTTTAGACACGACAAAATCAAAAGGGTTTTGCGCTGTTTGGCAGAACACTCCGACATTCACGGCTGGAACTAACGGTTCGTCTAGTCTTTTAGGGTCTGTGAGTTCGTTTCAGGGGTTATTCTCTGGAATGAATCTTACGATCTCTTCAAGCCTTGCGATCATTACGACGGCTACGATTGGATCTTTAACTGCGGCCAATGCGCTTTTGAACAAGTTCCCTGTCACAGGTGTCAACAATGCTCAAAGCGGATTCCCACAGTTTGATACTCCATCATTGACGTTCGTTGCAGGCTCTGCCGGCGGCGGAACTGGTCAATACATCCTTCAGCTGGGTCAGCAAGCGGCTCAACGGCTTGATACTTATGTGAAGGTGTTAGAGGTGAAGCACAGTTTTGATGAGACAACCGGATCGGCTTCTGGTGGTGTTGGACAAATCCAACTCGCTCCGAATGCTCCGAGTATGGTGTGGATCCAGAACAAGGTTTCAACCAGAACGATTCCCGCAACGGCTACATCTGGATCAACCGACGCATCGATCACGGTGCAGTTTGGTACAGGCTCCGGGGCCGGATTTCAAGCAGGGGTACCCGCTCCTGGTGAGGCGGTTCAGATCGTGATGATCCTTGGTAATAGCACAGCACCTTAAGAGGTAAGCCTATGATCATGCAGATGGATAAGAAGAAGATCGTAAGCCAGATCATGGGCGATAAGCCGGAGGGGGAGGAAACTTCCCCTCTGAATGCTGTGGCCCTTGAACTTCTTGATTGTATTGAGAGTAAGGATGCAGAGGGGCTGATTCAGTGTCTTAAGACTGTTATTGGCTTGTTGAAAGAAACTCAAGAGTGAAGGGGGAGCCTTGTCTACAAGTTCCAATGTTCCTCTTGGAGTCTTAAGGCTTCAATCGCGTAGGCGTTCAGACTTAGAGAACAATCCGTTTATTTCAGATCCTGAGTTTAACGACTACATCACTCAAAGCTATAAAGAACTCTACGACAAGCTAGTCTCAGCCTACGGGAATGATTACTATGTCGCGACCACGTACTCGTTTAACACGAACAATGCACAGTTTTATCCACTGCCTGATGGGACGCCTTCGTTCACAAATTCTAACGGCACTCAGGCCGAGAAATTTTATAAGCTCTTAGGTGTGGATCTTCAGTACTCGGCTTCACCAAGTGGTTATGTTTCCCTTCGTAGATTCGAGTTCATTGAGAGAAACAAGTACGCATACCCCAACACGGCAGTGAATTGGAATGGGTATTCGAATCTTAGGTATCGCTTAGAGGGAGATAATCTGTTCCTCGTTCCAATTCCTATGACTGGGCAAGGCGTGAGGGTGTGGTATATCCCAGCGCCTACGAACCTGCAGTTCACTCTTGTGGCTTCTTGCTCGATGAATTCAAATGTTTTCTCGCTCTCTGATACGACTGGCTTAACGCCTGGGATGAATGCCTATATTACAAGCATTCAACAGACCTTGACTGTGCAAGCGGTTGGTTCAACTACGGTGCAAGTGGTGGGAAGCATCTCTGTTCCTTGCAACAACACGCCCGTTTCGTTTTATGATGACGCGGCCTCATTTGATGGTATCGCTGGCTGGGAAGAGTACGTGATCTTATCCAGTGCGATTAAGGCAAAGATCAAGCAAGAGGATGATATCTCAGGTCTTGCAGCACAGCTCCTCTCAGTCTCTAACCGGATCGATGCTATGTCGGAAGGCAGAGACGCAGGACAGGCTCAACATGTATCAGATGCTTTGGGCATGCAGAGCTACGGTGGCTCCGATGGATTCGGTTCCGGCGGTTGGTTCGGATCGGACGGTTGGTAATGGCACAGCTTCCGCTAATCGCAGACCCAGCGCTGACAAGATGGAAGAGTATCTTAGATCCGATTATTGGGAACCAGCTTCTTCAAGGCAACTACATTCAAAGCATCTCGCTTAATGCTGGGAACAATGCAATTGAGCATAAGCTTCAGCGGCAACCAATCGGGTGGATTATTTGTGATAAAACGCTATCTGCTGATTTGAATAGACTGAGCTGGGATAAGAACTACATCACTCTCTTAGCCTCTAGTCCTACAACCATTAACCTGTGGGTATTTTGATGGATCCAGTAACTCCGAACATGGGATTAACCACTCCGATTGTTGGAACGACGATTGGGCCCACTTACGCGCAAGAGATCAATAACGCTTTATCAATTATCGATCAGCATAACCACACCTCAGGTGCCGGCACTGCAATTCCATCAAGTGGACTTAACATCAACGCTGATCTGCCGTTTGGAACGAACAACGCTACGGGGTTGAGATCGGTAAGGTTCACAGCCTCCGGTCAGACCTTAAACCAAGGTACTGATGTTGGTTGTATCTATGTTGCGGGAGTAGATCTTTACTATAACGATGTAAACGGGAACCCGGTCAGGATCACTCAGAGCGGAAGTGTAGCCGGAACTCCTGGATCTATCGCCAACCTCGTTGCTCCAGCCTCGGCGCAGTATTCGAGCGTCACTAAGACGTTCACTTGGCAATCAGATGTGAGCACGCCTGCATACCTTGATGCGGCCTCTATTGTGCTTAGGAACCTTGTCGCTGGTGGTAATGGGTTAACTCTTTCGCCGCCCAACTTAGCCAGTAACTACACCCTAACTCTGCCCCAGATCCCAAGCGTGAATGCGTTCTTAGGAGTAGATACCTCTGGTAACATCACAACGATTGCTTCTCAGTCGGCAGGGATTACAAGATCGAACTTAGCGGCAGTTGGGCAAAGTGTTTCTATTGCCGTTAACAGTACTCCCAACTCATCGACACCTACGTTCTTCATCGGTAGTGCTACGGCTACTGTTACCACCTCAGGACGCCCCGTGATGCTCATGGCTCAGCCAAGCACCACGTCTTCATTGACCATGATTATTGCGGCAAGCCCTTCAGACAATACTCATTTCCCGAGATTTGATTTCTCTTACACCAGAGGATCTACAACTATTGCCACGTTCAGAGTGGGCTTTAGCACAGCCTTTGCGTTTGCTGCGACCACGACGGTTGGCTCAAACTCTGGAACAGTTGACTTCTCTACTATCCCTAAGGGCTATGCGTTTACGCCGCCCCCCTACATGGATGTGATTGGTGCCGGCTCTTATACTTATGGGATGAAGATTACGGATTCGACTACGGGCTCTTGTGCCTACACGATCCAAAACATCTCACTTGTGGCCTATGAATTATGAGGGTAAATGGACGCACAAGAAATCCAAATTAACTTCCAACAGGGATTAGACCTTAAGACTGATCCCAATCAGATTCCGGCGGGACGCTTTCAAGCGCTTAACAACACCGTGTTTGATAAGATTGGAAGGCTTACTAAGCGTTCTGGCTTTCAGCAGCTGACCACTCTTCCCGATAGCTCTTCGGCTTTCGTTGCAACACTGAATGACAACCTAACTGCGATTGGTAAGGACATTAAGGCTTTCGCGCAAGGCCCTCAGTCGTGGGTGAGAGTGCAAGGATTTGAGCCGGTACAAGTAAACACTACGTCTTTAGTCAGGAACAACAACAACCAAACTCAGTGTGATATTGCGATCTCAAGCACATCTTTAGCTTGTGTTGTGTATACAGATTCGATCTCCTCTGCCTCGAGCACGATTAATAAATATAAGTACGCGCTTTATGATTTAGAGACTGCGCAGGCGTTTATTCCGCCCACGGTGATTGCGCCAACCAATGGGACCAACGTCTATGCACCAAGAGTGTTTAATCTCTATCCCTATTTCGTTATGGTGTTTGATGGGGGCACACACCTTCAGTACCAAGTTATAAGCCAGGTCTCTTTATCAACTATTGGTTCCGCAACTGATGTCTCCACAAGCTATGCGCCTAGAGCTACGGGCACGTTTGATGGAGTTGTCTCGGGGAGTACGCTTTACCTCTCTTGGAACGGAGCCGGAAGCTCTGGGGTTAAGTCCCGCACTCTTGATTCGTTCTTGAACCTTGGCTCTGAAGTAACGATTGCCTCTGCGTCTCAGGTGAACCAGCTAAGCGTGTGCGCGGATACTTCGCAAAGTACGCCTACCATTTGGACTACGTTCTCAGTTGGCAGCACTGCTACAACTCTTGATATCAAGACTGTAGCCACTAACGGATATGCAACGTCTTTTGCCGCCAAGGCTGTTACAACTGCCGTACCTGTGACCAACATTGCGACGTTTGCCCTTAATTCACAGCTTACCGCTTACTACGAGACCACTAACAACTACACCTATGGGAGCAACACAGCCTCTACGAACTTGATTAGATCAAGGACTGTGACGGTAGCAAGTGTTACGGTGAGTGCAGAATCTACGTTCATTAGATCCTTAGGTCTTGCAAGTAAGGCGTTCATGATTGGCTCTCAAGGCTATGTGATGGGAGCTTACTCTTCACAGTATCAACCGACTTACTTTCTTCTCAATAGCTCAGCATCGATCTTGGCAAGGATCGCTTATTCAAATGGTGGTGGGTATCTCACCACGGGGCTTCCGCAAGGGTCGGTTGTGGGGAACACGGCTTATATCGGATATCTGCTAAAAGATCTAGTCCAGTCGGTGAACAAGGCTACGGCTGTGAGCTCGCAAACTCAAACAGCCCAGATCTATGCCCAGACTGGGGTTAATCTCGCTAGCTTCTCCCTTACTTCTCAGGGGCTTACCTCAACTGAAGCGGCTGGGAACCTTTACTTCTCTGGCGGGTTTTTATCTCAGTATGATGGAACTCAGGTTGTGGAAAACAATTTCCATTTATATCCTGATAACGTCATAGCCTCTGCAACAGCAGCGGGCGGGGTGTTTAGGCCTGGTGAGCAGTATTATTACAAAGTTACTTACGAGTGGCAGGATAATGCTGGAAATCTCTATCGCTCTGCTGATTCTATTCCTTATAGTTTTCTTGTTGGATCTGGGACTACTGCTGCTACCATCTTTATTCCAACCCTAAGGCTTACGGCTAAGACTCTAAACCCAGTCAAGATCGTGCTTTATCGCTGGAGCACGAACCAGCCGAACTACTACCAAGTTACAAGCATCACGAACCCACTTCTTAACACGACTCTTGCCGATAGCGTGTCCTTCGTTGATACGCTAAGCGATCAGCAGATCTTAGGCAATAATCTCCTCTACACAACAGGTGGCGTGGTCTCAAACGATGGGCCACACCCAATGACTGCAGTCACTCAGTTCGATACAAGACTTTGGGGCATTGATGCCGAGGATCAGAACCTGGAGAGGTTCTCTAAGGAGCTGATTGAGTCTGTTCCAGTTGAGATGAATGATTTATTCACCTATTTCGTAGCGCCCAACACAGGGGCTCAGGGCTCAACTGGTCCCATGAAGTGTCATGCCCCGATGGATGATAAGCTCATTCAGTTTAAAGAAAATGCTATCTACTACATCAATGGAATAGGTCCTGATAACACCGGCGCACAGAATCAGTACTCAAGACCTATCTTCATCACGGGAACCGTGGGCTGTGCGAATCAAAACAGCATTGTTCTTATTCCTCAAGGGCTGATGTTTCAGAGTGATAAGGGGATTTGGCTCTTGGGAAGAGACTTATCCACTCAGTATATTGGAAAAGACGTCGAGACCTATAACGACTTCACCGTTACATCTGCGGTTGTGGTGCCTGGAACTAATCAGGTTAGATTCACACTGAATAACGGTGTGGCGCTGATGTATGATTATTTCGTGGGCCAGTGGTCTACGTTTTCTAACCTCTCGGCACTCTCGAGTTGTCTTTACAACAATAAGCATACGTACATCGATAGCTATGGAAGGGTGTTTCAGGAACAACCGGGGACGTTCCTCGATGGTTCAAGGCCTACGCTTATGTCGTTTACCACGGGCTGGCTCTCGCTTGATGGACTTCAAGGGTACATGAGGGCTTACCAAGTGTATCTCCTTGGTGAGTACTACACTCCGCATAGGCTCACGATGGGGATAGCTTATGATTATGATCCTTCAGTCACACAGCTTGCGAGCTTGATACCTTATAACTACTCAGGTCCTTGGGGAGACTCTGCCACTTGGGGAGATGTGACTCTTTGGGGCGGGAGTTCAAGGCGTGAACAATGGCAGGTGAATTTAAAAAACCAACAGTGTCAGGCTTTGCAGATCAGTTTAACTGAATATTATGATCCAAGTGTAGGGGCTTCGGCCGGCGCTGGGCTTACGATCTCGGGACTTAAGCTCATTGCGAGCTTTAAGGGAAATTATCCAAAGAGTCTCGGAATCAGACAGAAACAGGGGTAGGTATGGAAAAAGAGAACAAGGGCAGTGGTCATATGGTTGTACACAAGAAGCTGGTTGACGCTCTCATGGAACACGCCATGCAACCGGTTGAACACTTCGCAGCTGGGGGCTTGGCTGGAATGCTAGGTGCTGCCAACAACTTCGACTCGCAAGGGCCGATGATGACAAGTCAGAACCTAAGCCCTCAGATCCAACAACAGTATAAGCAACAACAAGATGTTTACGGGCAACAGCAGGGGCTCGCCAACCAACTCCAGCAGCAAACGATGGGCGGAGGGCCCGCTCAACAGTTAGTGGCTCAGCAAGGGGCTAATGCCGTGAACCAGCAAGCAGCACTCATGGCAAGCCAACGTGGTGCAAGTCAGAACGCAGGCCTTGTGGCCAGACAAGCGGCTCAAGCGGGGGCAGGGCTTCAGCAACAGACCATGAACACTCAAGCGGGTCTTGCGCTTCAGTCTCAGGGAGCTTTAGCCCAACAACAAGCGCAGATGGCTGGTCAATCACTTCAGGCCCAGGGGATCTTACAAGGGGCCGTGGCTTCACAGAACCAGGCCAACATGGCTTCTCAAGGGATCAACGCTCAGATCCAGGGACAAAACGCAGCTACTAGCGGGAACATTCTCGGCGGCCTGATTCAAGGTGGTGCTGCCGCTCTTGGGAAACTATTTGCTCATGGTGGTCAGGTCTCTGCTCCGCAGAAGATGGCAACAGGCGGGATGGCTCAATACGCTCAATCTCCGATTCCAACGCTTGGGCTTCAAGGTGGGTTTCAAGGTCTTGGTGAGGGCTTAGCCAAGGGGCTTGCTCAGCCGAAGGCGGCAGCAGCTCCGCAGTTTGATCCCTTCAATTCTCCTGGTGCTCCGATGGTGAGTCAGCTTCAGGAAGGTAATGCTCCTGCTGGGTATCAAACGATTTCGCCAAATATCTTTGAAAGTGGTGGTCCTGTTCCTGGGCAAGCCAAGGTTGCTGGAGATTCAGGCAAGAACGACACCGTGCCCGCAATGCTTTCTCCTGGTGAGATTGTTCTTCCACGCTCTGTCACCCAAGGCGGGAATGTGGAAGCAAAGGCTGTTGAGTTCCTTAGACACCTAAGGGGCTCTAAGAAGGGCTATGGTAGCGTGATTGAGGCCAGGAAGATGAATTGTGGAGGGAAGGCGTAATGTTTCCCAAACACTATAGTTTAAAAAAAGATGAGAAAGACCATTTTGTTATTCATGATAAGCGCGATGGGAAAGAGTTTAAAGTTGCGAAAAAAGGACTTCATCCCGCAAACGAACTTAAAATACTAAGGCACGTTCAGAAATTTGAGGATGGTGGTGAGGTTGAAGGCTATAGCTCTGGCATCACGCCCTGGAGCAAGAGAGAAGAGCCAGAGTCCATGGACGTTCCATCTAGTGGAGCAGACACGGAAGCGTTTAATCAAAAAATCTTAGCGCAAAAGGGATTATCAGAACAAGCGCCGATGGAGACGGCCACGCCTCCGCCTATGCCCGAGGCTCCCGCTCCTCAGATGCAAGCGCCAGCTCCTCAGCAAGCTGTTCCGCAACAGCCCCCGCCTGCGACTCCGCAAATGATCCCCGGCATGCCGACCGTTCAAGGGCTTCAGGGGATGCAAGGGCAGTTTGAAAAGGCGATCAAGTCTGGGATGGAGGGGCAGCAGGCCCAAAACCAGCAGATTGCTCAAGCTTATGAAGATAAGATCAACGTTCAAGAGAGAGCGTTTAGTGATTATCAAAACGCCATGCACGGGCTTCAAGCTCAGTCTGAGAAGATGGCTCAAGATATTGCTGGGTTTAAAGTGGATCCGGAAAGGTTTTGGAACTCGAAGAGCGATGGTTCTAAGTTCGGAACCGCAATCTCTGTCATGCTGGGTGGTCTTGGGGCAGGACTTCAAGGAACAACTCATAACGCCGCAATGGAAGTGCTCCAAAAAAGCATTGACCGAGACATTGAGTCTCAGAAGCTAGAGCTTGGAAAGAAGCAAACCCTTTTATCCGATAACTTTAGAGCTCAGGGAAACTTAGCCGCAGCTGAGGCCGCAACTCGTGCGCAGTATGAGGCTATGTTTCAGGGAAAGCTTGCGCAGCTTGTGGCAAAGACCAATAACCCGATGCTCGCGGCCCAAGCGCAACAACAGATCATGGACTCTAGACTTAAGATGATGCAATACCTTCAGCCCGTGGCTCAAAACCAGATGGTTATGCAGATGAGGGCGTCTCTTCAGCAGGCCGCCCAAGCCGGAACAAAGATCAACGCTAATCCTGAGGAGTTTATTCCGATCATTGTGCCGGAAGCTCACCAGAAGGAAGCTCTTGCAGAAGTGAAGAGAGCAAGGGACACGCAACACGGGATGCAGTTTGCCATGCAGGCCTTTGAAGATATGGTCAATCAGGTGAAGAGTGTTAAAACTCTTGGCGGGTTGATTCAGCCAGAAGCCAGAACGAGACTCGAGTCTGCGATCCTTCCCACGGTTCAAGACCTTGAGGGCTCTGTTAGACAAACGGCTATGGATTACGCTAAAAAGGCCTATATCCCTACCCTTGACGATGTGACCTTTGGTCGTGTTGATGGGAAAAGAAAAGCTCTACGAGAATACTTTAAGAGTAAGTCCGCAGCTCCTACGTTTGAGGCTTATGCCCACGTGCCCCTGACTTCATTTGCAGGGACCGCTCCAGTTGCTGAGCGCCATCAAAACGAAGGACAGACAGCTTCTGATGCGAAGGGTAACCGCATTGTGATGAAGAATGGACAGTGGGTGCCGCTTGGAAGGTAAGTTCGAGGAACTCCTTAACGATCCAAACTCCATGGCCAACCAGCTGACGGGGCAAGGAACGTTTAAGGATACTGGCAGACAATCCTCTGGTCCTGCAGAGGCTGTGGACTCGATCATTGGAGCACCCGCAAGGCTTCTTGTGGATGAAGCGGTTAAGGGAAATCTTTCCTGGGACACGGTTACTAAAGTCTTTCACCAGATCGGTGCTGACCCAGAGCTTGCTCCGACTGGAAAGCAGATCGTAGCTCAACTCACGGACTACACAGATATTCAAGATCTCTTAGGCAGAGCTCTCGACATGGGCCTTCAGCTTCCTGGCACCGAGTTCATCACTCCTGGAGTGGTAGGTGAGATCAGGGGGGTTAAGCATTTAGGGAAAGTGGCCGATGCCGTTGAAGCGTTTGCGGCTAAGGCTAAGCAAGCCCCGAGTCTTGAGACTAAGATCGCACAGATGCACGGGCAGACGGGTGAGGTTCGCAGCGCCATGGAGCCCCTTCTTAACCGCGCCGGTAAAGAGCATCGTATTGCGGAGCAAAGAAGCGTATCGATGCAAGAGGCTGGTGAGGGCATCAACTCTGGCCGCTGGGGACACAATAGCAACTCTTATGATTATTGGCCGCGCTCTGCTCTAGAGAGTTCTGGAGAAAGATCGGGACGTCCAGTGGTTGATCCTGATTATGCAAAAATCCCGCAGCCGCTGGGTTCTTTGGGAGACGCTGCATATACTCCCGGCCCTCATGAAATAATTCCCGGAGAAAAAAGATCTCTGCACGGCGGACCTCATGGTGACGTTTATAAAAAAACTGACAATCTTGGAAACTCTGAATTCTTTGTTCAGGATAGGTCTGGAAAAGTAACACCGTTTAAAAGCCAAGAAGAAGCAGATAAGTTTTATTCTTCTTTAATCCCTACAGAAAGCTATGCCCACGGCGGAACAGTTGCTCCAACGGGCTTTGCTCCGAAGCACATGCCGATGCTCTCGCAACAAGAGTATCAGCAAATGACTCAACTGCCTCCGGGCTTTAAGCTCGATGAAACGGGATCAGATCTTCCCCCTGGCTTTGAGCTTGACGAAGATAAGTATGGTGGCATGAGCGGAGCTGCGGCTTCTGCCGGTCTTGGCCTCTTATCGGGGGCAAGCCTTGGCGCCTCAGACGTGGCGCTAACTAAATCAGGATTAATGAAGCCTGAAACCATAAGAGGATATCAAGAAACAAACCCAGGCTCACACTTCTTTGGCGAAGTAGGCTCTTTACTTATTCCAACCGGAGCCGTAGGGGCCCTTGGGAAGGTTGGAAAGGGCGTCTACAGAGGAGCAAAAGCTCTTTCAATGATGAGGGCCGCTGAAGAAGCGGGCGTTGTCGGAAAGATGCTTAAAGGGGGCGCTGACATTGGCGCTCAAGCGCTTGGCTCCGCAGTCGAGGGAGCGCTTTACGCCGGCACTCAACAGACACTAAATGAATTTGCTTTAGGAGACCCGGACCTTAACTCTGAGAAGATCTTATCCCACTACGGGCAAGGAGCCTTGTTCGGCGGAGCGATGGGTGGGGCGCTTAAAGGAGCTGCTCTTGGGCTTCCTTTGGCCGCAAAGACCGGCATGAAGGCGTTCACTAAGCTTCATGATGTTGTCGCAGGTGCTGGCGCTGGGGAAGAAAGCCTAATTTCAAAAGCTTTTGGGAAGATGGAGCCTACAGGCAAATTCTCCGATCAGTTCATGAACCGGGCAAAGAATCTAGATGTGGACCAACAAGCGGAGTTGGTAAAGGACGTAACGAACGGGCTTAACACGGTTAAGAATAACTTTAACACTGCGATCAAAGATCTAAACTCTACCCTTAGACCTGCCGAAAGAGATGCGCTGATTGAGACTGCTAACTGGAAAGAGGTTAGAGCCGCAACCGATGAAGTCTTAGGTGAGATCAACCAATTGCAAAAAGAAGTAGCACTTCATCCTGACCGCTACGCCGGCGGTATGGGTAAAGATTTAGAAAACATGCGGGTTCAGATCGCTAACAACTTAAAGAAGCAAACCTCCGGCGGAAGATTCGATCTGTTAAAAGAGATCAAACAGTCAGCAGCTGAGTATGGGCATGGAGCCTCTCCCACGATTGAGCTACAAAACTCAAGAGAGCTTTTAAAGGGACTTTCAAAGTCCATAAACGATAAACTGATTAACCCGGATATCTTCGGTATGGCCGGAGCTAGTGAGGCCGCACACAACGAGCTTTTAACACAGATCTATTCCCTGGTTTCCCCAAACGGGCGAGCAAAGACGGCGCTGCAAAAAGAGTTTAAGAAGACCTTCCTCACGGGTGATGGGGCTTTTGACTCTGCAAAGATCAAGAAAATGCTTTCCAAGTACGGGCCCGAGGGAGATAGAGCGAGAGAGCTTTTGGACAACTGGTTTGATCTGCAACATCAGTTGCCGGAGCACTTTGAAAACACGCTAGCCAATGTTCCTAACGATCTTTGGGATAATTCTAAGTTCTCACAAGTGGTGGACACTCTCACAAAAACTCACGGGGACGTAGGTCTCGCTCAGACCAAGTACCAAGAGGCCTTGGAGCACGCGAAGGGAAGAAAGCTTGGTTTAAGAGAGCTTATGCTTGGAGGGATTGGCGTCTCCCACCCGCTTCTAGGCGGCGCTGCCTTCGTTATGGATGCAGCAAGTAGGCCGCTTGAGTACATCAACAAGCTTGCCGAGGTGGAAAGGATCATTGGTAAGGCCACAGATGGTTTAGCTAAGGGAGTTAAGGCCGTATTCAGTCCCACGCTCAAGGGCGTGGGCAAGATCAAGGCTCCCGTGATTAATAATATGATTCCGGCATCTCCTGAGAATCATAAGAAGGTAAGACAAGACCTCTCGCAGCTTTCAAATAACCCAGGGCTTATGATTGATGCACTTGATAATGCTTCTCATCACCTGAACTCTGTGGCGCCCAGCATGGCAGATTCTTTAAGACAGGGGCTGATGCGAGGTTCTCAGTTCTTGGCTTCAAAGCTTCCTGGCAATGTGCCAGAGGACCCGCTTGGCGGGAGCTATGAGCCGTCCAAGGCCGAGATCTCTAAGTTTGAGCGCTATCACGAGATTGTGGAACAGCCTTATTTAGCCCTGAACCAAGTCAAAGACGGGACCTTAGTGCCAGAGACAATCGAGACGCTTTCAGTAGTCTATCCAAAGCTTTTTGAAGCGATGAAGTCTCAGCTCATGGAAGAAGCGATTGCGATGCATTCCAAGGAAAAAGCTATTCCTTTTCAATTAAAGCAAAATCTCACCATGTTTATCGGTCAGCCGCTCGATTCTGCACTAAAACAGCCCTCAATTTTGCAAAATCAGATGGCTTTTGCGCCGAAAAACGCTCCTCAGCCCGTGCCCTCGAAATCTCAGAAATCAAAGCCTCTAACGATTGCTGATAGAACAAGCCCCCAACAAGACCATATGGAGTCTTAGCCCCGATTGACCCTTTATAGAGCTACCCGCGAACAGCGGCTAACCCACAAGGGCGTAAAATGGCAGTTAAAAACGTCTCTCCTCCCTTTCAATTCTACTCTGGCCTTGCTGTTACTGGTGCCTCAGTCCTTTATACATCCTCAGCTTCGAGCATCCTTTATAAGGACAACATAGGCCTTCAGTATTCCTTCACAGGCAACACGACTGGCCAGATCGATGTGCAGCTCTCTAACGACTATAATCCTGGGCTTCCAGAGAGTGCCGGGCAAGCTAGCAACGGGACATGGGTCTCGATTGTTCAAACCACCCCGAACACGCTGCCTTCGGTTGTGGGCTCTGGAACCAGTGCGGTGTTTATTAATCTCACCCAGATCGCGGCCTCATACATCCGCACACAGTGGACTAACTCTTCAGGGTCAGGAACGATCACGGGGACCTTTATCGCAAAGAGTTTGGGCTGATGAGCACCCAGTTTGTTCAATATCCTCAAAACGCTGGCGGAAGCGGGACGACGGGGTCTCAAACCGGTGTGCCTTATTTCCTGGGCTCCTTAGATGCAGCAACTAAAACTCCTCAGGGCGGAACGATTGGTTCCAATGCTTTCTACCAGCAGTCCGCCGATGCCACGTTTCCGGGCTTAGTTAGCTCTGCGAATCAAACATTCTCGGGGACTAAGACATTCCTGCAGACCACTTCTGTTGCGGGGATTGTTAGCTCCGGGACTGTTCAAGGCAGCTTGCTTCTTGGAACGAACCTTCAGGTGTCTGCCAGCATCACGGCAGGTGACTCGATTGTTTGTTCAAACTCCATGCAGGCCTCGACTGGAACCTTCACCGGACTCACCTCTGGTGCCCCGGTTAAGTCTGGAGCAAGTGGACTCTTGGTTAACGGCTCGATCAGTTTATCAAACCAGGTCTCTGGAATCTTGCCCTCATCAATGGTGAGCGGCTCAGCAAGTGGTGTGGCCTATGTGGTGGGCGCTCTTGATGGTGCTGCAAGTAATAACCTAGGCGCGACCATTGGCTCTTCGACATTCTACCAACAGTCCGCCACGGCCTCTGTCCCTGGAGTTGTGAGCTCCGGCAATCAGACGTTTGCAGGGGTTAAGACGTTTAACGCTCCTGTTCTTCTCTCTCATGGGACGGTAACTGTTCCAAGCCTTGCGTTTGGGTTAGAAACTAACAGCGGGCTTTATTACATTGGTACGAACTCTTACGCGTTTTCCGTGAGCGGGCTTCAGGCGATGAATTTTGTTACCTCGACCGGTAACGGATTCGCAAACGTTGGAATGGGTGGTTCAGCATCAACTAGCCCCTTGTTCCCTATGTCTATAAGTCGCACACAAGACGGCGGGTTCTTAACTCAGGCCCTCTCTAACCTCTCAAGCGTTGCTGGCTCTGGCGGACGTCTTCAGGCCCTGGTCGATAACGGGGTTAATAGCGCCGAGGTGATCGCAACTTCCATCAACACGGCGGCTCCTGATGTTTATGCTGGTGGAAGAGCTGTGTTCAGGTCTGCCGGCAACATGACGGGGATTAACTTCCTTTGCGGCGCGACTGATGGAACGACTAAGTTCTATGTCGGAGGCAACGGAACTGCGACAGAAGTCTCGGCAACGGTTAACTCTGGTGGATTTTACGCCAAGACTGTTGTTGGAGCCCCTGCTCATCGCGTGGGCTCAATGACCATGACCTCTTCTGTTGGTGGGGCCTCTTACGGCATTGCATGGCCTGGAGCTCAGGGCGCGGCAAGCACTGTTCCAACAAACGATGGTTCTGGAAACTTGTCTTGGGCTCCGACGCTGACTAACCCGCTCACAACAAGCGGGGATTTGATCGTTTCTTCAGGCTCTGGGATTGCGACCAGGTTTGCAGCTCTTGGTTCAACCGGGATGTCTTTGACCTTGAATAGCTCCTCTTCCTTGGGCGTGACGTGGGGAGTTCCGCTTCTCCAATACAATTTTCCAGACACGTCTTCGGCTCCAGCCAACTTCGGGGCGAACGATCAGGCTGTGATTATGATGGGCTGGGCTTCGAGCACGCTCAGTTCAAATCTTCCTGACCCTCAATATAACAATGGTAAGCGTGTCGTAATCACCAATACGAACGTTTCAAATTCAAGCTCCGGAAGCTATTCAATTAAGGCCTTGGGCTCTGCTACATTGATCGTTGACGGCAAGGACCTGGGCATTGGTGGTGGATATACATATAAAACCAGAAGCGAGAGTACGGAGTGGCTAGCCGTTGCTTCGACAAACGCTTGGTACTGTATTAACAGACAGACTGAGACGGCTTGGCAACCTTATGTTCCTCCCAATACTCAAGGACTTGGATCATTAACCGCGACTAGTTTTGTTTGGCGCAGAGACGGTCCTGATCTTTTGATAATGGGCGCTGGATACTCTGGGACTGTAACGGCTTCTGAGGCCCAGTTCAGCCTTCCTCAGAACTTCACTACGGATAGCGGAGTTCTTTCCTCTGGAGACTTCTTAGTCGGAACTTTTGCGCTCGCGGGAACAGGTGTTCAGTATCCGACCGTGATTGCTCGTGGCGGGAAGACGTTCCTCACGTTCGCATCTCAGAACTCAGGCACGGGATCTCTTGTCCCGGCAAACGGAAGCACAGTGATAGGAAATACCACAAGATTCTCTATTAACGTGAGAGTCCCAATCTCTATCTGGAGTCTATAAATGAGAACTAATAATTCCTTAGTGGTGAATCAGCAGTCGGTAGGAACCGGGAGCTTCATCTCCTCAGCCTTCTGGGTTTCCGATGTGGTGAGAGCGAGCTTTCAGGTTACAATCGGAAGCGGGGCGTGTAATGGAACCTTCGTTATTCAGGGCTCAAACGATCAAGCTGTGGGAGCGTTTCCGACGCTTTATCAACCGACAAACTGGAACACGATTACTTCTGCTACTGTGGTTTGCTCTGCTTCTGCTGGAAACAGCTTTTTGATTTTACAAAATGAATATGCTTATGAATACTTAAGGGTACAGTTCACAGCTGGAAACGGAGGGGCGGCTCTTGGAACGGCAAACGTTCGCATGAAGGCCTTTAGCATATGATCGATTTAGATATGGTCACTAAACTGTTTATGATTGATCCTGTGGCTTGCGTTATCATTTTTATGATTTATCTCAACACCAGGACTGTGAAGAGAGAGATTGTAGAAGTAAAATCAAGGCTGGCCTTACTCGAAGAACATACCCATGGAGGGAAAACAAATGAACTTTCTACAGCTACTTAAAAGCCTGATCCCGGTCCTTAAGCCCCTTGGCGAGCAAGGTGTTAACCAGCTCTTTGATCTTCTCGAGGGCGAAGTGGCAAAGATGAGCGATTCAAACGATGGCAAGGTTTTGCTTCAATGCTTACTCCCTGGCCTTCGTAAGTTTGCAATTCTAGAAGTGCAGAAGATTTAAGTGGAAGCGATTCTCTCTTGGTTTCTTAAGAAGGTCTTAGAAGTCTTGCTCTCTCGCCTGGTGGCGTTTGTGCAGGAGAAGGCCGAGGAGATCAAGAGGGATAAGGAAAGGGGGGCTGTTAATGAAGCCAATCAAAAAGCTTACGATGAGGCTGTTGATCGCCTTGATCGGATCAAGCGCGCTGGTGAGCTGCTCAACGGCTCCAACGTTCCCCACTGATAAAATCATAGAATACGATTCAAAGAATAAGGTTTGCGGTCTTTATAAGATCGTAAATTTCGAGAGCTACCAAGTTGAGTACGTGAAAGACATTCCTTGCCCTGACGTGTTTGGCTTTGATTCTCACGATGTCCCTAACGTGATGAACTGGCTTCGGGACATGAAGAAATACGCGGAGACTCGCTGCAAATGAAACTCACACCATCTCAACAAGACGGGTTTAATTTCATAGTCACTGCGTTTGATGCTTCAAAGTTTGAGGATCAACGCTGGCTCGCTTACATGCTTGCGACCGCGTACCACGAGACCGCGCATACGCTCCAGCCCGTCACAGAGTATGGCTCAAGGGAGTACTTCAACCGCTATGAAGGACGGAAAGACCTTGGCAACGTCTCTCTTGGGGACGGCTACAGGTACCGAGGCCGTGGGTACGTGCAGATCACGGGAAGGAATAATTACACTAAATACGGGATTGCCGATATGCCTGAGAAGGCTTTAGAGCCTGAGTTTGCGGCCCACATTATGATTGATGGAATGACCAAGGGAATATTTACAGGCCGAAAATTGTCACAGTATTTCAATGAGCACACCGACGATCCTATAAACGCCAGACGTATAATCAATGGGTTGGATAGGGCTGAAAAGATTGCAGACTACTACATCCAGTTCTTGAAATTGGTCTAGCTCTGGAGTAAACTGTTTTTGTACTGGTGAACAAGACTTTAAATGAAATAAAAACGTATCATGGGGCCGAACGGCTGATCTTACCAGTACCGGCTTAGTAGGTCTCATGTCTTAAATGAGGTACTGGTATGACTCGGAAGTTCTCTTTAGATCTTGAGGATCTATATATAAACAAAGAAAAGGTCACACGCTTAACGGTTTATCACGATGACGATATCTTAGAGGAGATCGTGGATGAGACCGGAATCATTTGGCCCATCACAGAGCTAAGCGAGCGGGACCAGGATAAGGTCTACACGTCTTTGATTCAGGAAGTTCAAGCTAACCGGGAGATGGGCCGTGAGTAAGCATACGCCGGGACCGTGGGAATTCAATTTGTCGCTTTTAAAAGACGCGAGAATTTATATTCCGTCCCTTGATGGATTTATATTTTTGCGCACTGAGTGCATTGATCCGGTCAAGTTTGACATGGCTGCAAACGCCCGCCTCGTCGCGGCATCGCCGGAACTTTTAAACGAAGTTATCAATGCGAAGCAAGTCATTAGTGCAGTGATTGATCATATGCGAACAGGTGAGCCATGGTCAGAAACTATGATCGAGGATCTTGAATCAGAGATTTTAGGAATGAATTTGAAGATCGCCAAAGCCACAGGCGGCGAGGACGCCAACGCCCGCCTGATCGCCGCCGCGCCGGAGATGTTGCTCGAGCTAAAAACGATGGTTAGCTACTATCGCGCCTCGCTTCCGCAGCAGGCAATTAATGAAGGCGTTGAGCCCGAGGTGCAATTTTTGCTGAGCGCGGAAAAGTTAATCGCCAAAGCGACAGGCGGTACCTAATGCTAATCCACGGTCAAGAACTCACGTTCGATGATAAGGCTCACGCTTACTTCTGGGGGGGCGCTCCAATACCGGGGGTTACTACCATTCTTAAGCGGCTCAACAAAGGCCCCCAACTTGAGGGCTGGATCAAGAACCAAGTTAGGAACCACTGGCTTGATGCCTGCACCTCTGGCCGTACGGACTGGAAAGAGATCCACAAAGAATCTTGGAGTGCGGGGCCCAAGGCGCTGAAAGCTGCGGGAGATATTGGCTCAAACGTTCATGCATATGCGGAGTGCTTCCTTAAGAAGACAACGCTCCCTGAGCTTCTAACCGATGAGGCCAAGCGCTGTGTTGAGGGGTTTCACCAGTGGATGGATGCACACCACGTGAAGCTCTTAGCCTCTGAGCGCATGGTGTTCTCTAAGCAATACTACTACGCCGGCACTTGTGACTTGATTGCCGAGATCGACGGCGAGATGTGTGTGGGTGATTTCAAGACCTCCTCTGGCATCTATAACGATCAGCGCTTCCAGTTAGCCGCTTACCAACAAGCGATTGAGGAAGAAAAGAACATCAAGATCCCCGCCCGTTGGGTGATCCGGTTCGACAAGAAGACAGGTGCGTTTGAAGCCAAGCGCTTCGCGAACTTCGATTTAGACTTCCAGGGCTTCGCAGCAGCGCTGACTCTACACAGAACTTTAAGCACAATTGAACAAGGAGAATGATATGTCAGAGGTACAAAGTAAAAGCATTAAGGGTGGGTATTTAAACTCCCGCCAAGCCCGAGACGGCTCTTGGTACTTAGAGGGGAACTTAGGTTCCATGGTGATCAGAGTCTACGAGAACAAGTACAAGCGAACGGATCAAGATCCCTCTCATGTGTGGTACCTTAGTCCGAAGAGCAAACCTCAGACTCAAGGGAGACAGGCTCAGGGTGGGCAAGGCTTCCAGCCGCGTGGGCCGGCCGTGGCTCCGACTCAAGCGCCTGCCTCGGCTCCACCTCGGAACCACGCCCCCCAGGGAGATCAGGCGCCTCCAGGACAGTGGGATGCTGAGGATGAGCCTCTCCCTTTCTGATGAAGCTCCCTGTAGATAACCCCTTATTTCCGTTTATCCAGATGCTCCACAGTTATGCAAACGCTGTGGGGCGGGCGAATGATGCCTACCTCTCAAAGGAAGCGGAAAAGAAACACTTTGAGGCTGTTCTTATCTCTAAGGCCGGGGGCTCTTCTCAGAAGGAGAAAGAGACTAACGCTTATGCGAGTAAAGAGTTCTTAGAGTTTCATAAATCTCTCGCAAGGCTTAAGGCGGAGTTAGATTTTCATCGCTTGAAGTTCTCTGTAATTGAGAAGGAATATTTCGCAACCCATCAACAGTTGAGCCTGGATGGTGGGCTGATAAACAAAAAGCAGGAGTAGCGAACGCTCCCACCCTTGTTACTCCGAGAGGCTGATGGTTAGATGATGAACTACTAAACATCAAGGGTGGGGGCAACTTTTGAGCAAGGCGGACAAAGATGAAATTGCGTTGCAGGATTTAGAATCACTTAGGTTGTGCGATAGTTACGGAATGAGAATCAAATGACCTTAACTTGGACGGGAGTGGTTGGTGAAATACAAATGTAAAACAGGAGCGTGCTCCGGATTTGTTCCGTTCGATGACTCGCATGAGTGTCCCACCCCCGCAGGCGGCGCTATTCGTGAGTGGCAGTGGACGCTCAGGCTAGACACGCTCGTAGTCAACAACCTTAGCGAAACGCAACTTGAAAACGCACACCTTTGGAATACTGCGATTGTGAAGGTTGTTCCCGAAGCCGCCCTCACCCAAGCGCTCAAGGAGAGGGATGCGTACGCTAAAGCGAAAGCTGAAAACGATGAGCGGTTTATGCTCGAACGCGACCAAGCGCTCGCGCAGGTGGAGGAGTTTAAGCGTGAACACGCGGCGTTTTGCGAAAGCGCGCAAGAGAAAACGGATAAAGACTTCGCAGTTGTCCGCGAGGCCGCAGAGCGCGCGAGAGACGAACGCGACCAACTGAAGCGCGAGAGGGATGCCGCTAGAGCAGAAGTTCAGTTGTGCTCATCTTTCGCAACGGTTGATGCGCTATCGAGAGAACTAACCGAATTCCGCGCCAAGCTTGAGCGGGCCGAGGCTGAGTTAGTTCTTGAGAAAGATGCGAAATACAACATTGGCATTTTGTTGGATCAAGCGAAAACTTCTCACTACAACGCATTCG